AGAACGTTGCCGGCGAACTCGTGTGCGGCGCCTCCGGCAGCGCATCGATCGGTGGAGGTGGTGTCTGTGCCATTAAATTTGCTCCAGTTGCAGGCTCACGACGGCGTGCTCGGTGTGCCTAAGGTTTATCGTGAATTTCTTGTAGATGCCGCAGATGTCGACGGCCTCGGCGTAGCCATCGAGATCGTTGGAAATGCCAGACCAGATGGCCGGCTTCGCGTTGACCTGGTCGCGGAGCTGGCGGATTGCGTTGACACTCGACTTCGGGCACAGGATCTGCGACACCAGGGTCGGCGCATTGCGGCGCGGCTCCAGGCGCGCAGTGCCGTCCCTTTCCCGTTCGATGGTCGAGAAGTTCAGCACGTCCGATTCCGGGTCCGCCACCATCTGGCCCAGCTCAACGCGTCGTCCGATAACGAGCGACCCGCACTGCACCGCGCCGGTGCTGTTCGACAAGGTGACCGTGATCCGGCCGTTGGCGAACGGCGGCAGATCGAACAGCGTGACGCTGGTCTGCGTCTCGAAATCGTTGAAGCAGTACTCGTAGGCGTTGCGCGCCAGCCGCCGGTTGAGGTTGCGGGTGGTGCTGTACACCAGTTCCTGGCCCGCCCCCTGAGGGACCGTCATCGTCACTGCCAGCGCCGTTGCGACGAGGCCGCGCAGGGCCAGCGAATCGACGCGGACACCGGGCGCAAGAACGATCGTCAGGTCGCCGCTTGCCTTGACCGTCGCGGTGTTCTGCAGCAGGTCCAGCATCGCCCAGCGGTTGGTCGGCCCGATGTCGTACCACCAGAGTGTCTGCGTCTCCGGCCAGACCGGCAGCGGGTGACCGACGTTGTTCGCCTGCAGTGACTTGAACTTGCGATGCGTCGTCGTGCTGATCACTTCGGCGTCCAGCGCGTAAGTGGTCGCCATGCTGTGGACCTGCTCCCCGGCGTCAGGTTCGGCGACGGTGGAGCTGACCACCATTGCCGATGTGAGCGCCAGGGGCGGGATTACATTGAAGCTCATGGGCTCTCCGTAATGAGTGTGTTGCCGTCGCGCGTGACGCGGCGCAGGGTGTCGGCCACCGTCTGCCCGGCCCGGTTGCCAGTTTCGACAGCGGAAATCAGACGCTCGATCAACGCGTTGTTTTTCTCGATCGCTTTCGCGCCGCCCCGGTAGTCGCTGGCCTCAGCGGAGGTCAGCACCTTTTCGTTGCGGTGCAACTCCGCGCGGTACCCGTCGAACGGAACGCTGTCCAGTCCAGACGCGTGCGATCCATCCACACCGCCCATGCTGCGGCTGCTGGCCAACCACTTGAGCCAGTCCTGTGCGCCGTCCGCCCGCCGGTCCTCGGCCGCCGCCGCTGCCAGAAGCCGGGATTGCACCGCCGCAAACCCTTTCGCGTAGTCGAGGCCGGTTGCACCAATCTCCTTCAGTGCCGCGAGGTAGGCGGCCGAGGCGTCTTTCAGCTCAGAGCCTTTCGCTGCATCGAACTGCGCACGCGCCAGCGACATGCGTTCTTTATCGCTGAGCGGGGAATCCTCCCCCACCAGTAAGGTCGTGCTGTAGTCGCGCAGCTCTTTAGCGGCCTCTCTTGCCTTCTTGATCACATCGGACAGTGCGTTGCCGAAGTCCGAATAGGCATGCAGCTCAGCAGCGCGGTACGCAGCAGCCTGCTCCTGCGCTTTTTTGATTGCCTCAGCAGCCAAAGCCGACGCGGCCTTCTCATCGGTCAGGGCATAAATCCTTTCCTGGAGCGGGCGTAATGAGGCATCCATGGCCGCGAGCTCGACCTGGCGCTGCCGCGCCGTGACCTCCGTCGCCGTATGGGTCAGGTCGTAAATCTGCCCCTCCAGGTCTCCGCGCTTTTCAGCCAGGTCGTCAGCAGCATCGGTTACGGCGGCAAACGCGTCGGCCACGGCCATCAGCGAGGCGTACTGCTTCGCGCCGGCGGCGGTGGACAGGTCCAAGCCCTGCACCAGCGCCTTGAACTGGTCCTTGGTCGTCACCGTGGCCAGGCCCATGCCCGCCATCTGCTCGGTGACGTACTTCTGCACCGGCGCCAGGCGCTCCGCTTCCGTCAGGTAGTTCTCGGCAAAGGACGACGTCTGCTCGACGAACTTGTCGATACCGCCGACCATTTCGATGAGGTTCTGGCGCGCGGCCAGGCTCTGCACGCCGACGGCGCCGAACTGCTTGCCGATCGACGCCAGGGCCACGTCGAGCTGGCCGTACTCCGTGGCCAACCGGATGACCGTCTGCGCGTAGCCCTCCCCCACCTTGCGGAAGGAGTCCAGCTCCGGGAACACGGCAGCGGCCATGTCGTCCGTCGCCTTCGAGATGACGGTGCTGATGGCGTCCGTCAGCGCCTGGCCGCTCAGCCCCTTCAACGACACCTTCGTCATGTCGATCGACAGGGAGTCGAGCACTTCGTTGACGTGGTCAGCGCCGATGCCCAGCCCGGTAGCGGCCGCCTCCAGCGCGGCTTCCACGTTCTGGAACACGAGCCCGAACTGGGCCGACAGTTCCGCGCTCAGCCCGACCGACTCGACGGTATTGGTGGTTTTCTTCTTCAGGCCGAAGAAGCTCGACTTCGTCGTGTCGATGCTGGCGTACTGCTCGAAGCCGATGCCCTTTTCCAGGTCACGCACCGAGCCGCCGAACTGCAGGCCGGCGTCGACGATGGTTTTCGTCTGCTTGCCCACAGGTTATTCAGGAACTTCGCGACCGGCCCTCCCATCGGGTCGAAGATGGCCTGGCCCAGGCGCGTGAACCCGTCGGTGGCCTGCCCCTTCGCAAACTGCCCTTCCTGAATGCCCAAGTTTGTGCCCTCGGTCAGGCCCGGCACGCGCACCACCAGGTTCGTCAGCCCGGTCATGGACGCCTCGATGGCGCGCAGCGCATCCAGCATGCCCCGGTTGATCGGGATCAGGCTGTCCGAGTTCTGCTCCAGCGCTTCCAGCGACGCCGCGATGGAATCGGACTGCGCTTTCACGTCCCCGAACACGCCGCCGGAACCCTGCGTCTTCTGCATGTCGGCCGCCGACATGCCGCCGGCGCCGGAACTGCCGATTCCGCCGATAGCCACGCCGAGGCCGGCCACGATAGCCGCCATTGCCGCCATGCGGGGAATCGCGCTGTACGGGTCGCCCTGGCCCTGGCCAAGCACCGCGCTGATACCCTTCGGTACCAGCTCCGCCACGGTCGCCGCCAACTCGGCCGCGTGAAATGCCTGCGACACGGCCTGCAGCACCTGGTAGCCGCGGCTCTGCTCATTGAAGAAGCCCGCCGCTGCGCCGGCCATGTCGCCGTAGCCGCGCAGCCGGCTATCGGTATCCTTCTTGCTCAGCGCCGCGACGTCCTTGATATACGTCTTCTCGTCGATCAGCCCATTCAAGTAGGCGTCAGCCGCCTTGCCGCGCATCTTGTTGATCTCGGCCTGCTTCTGGCCGAAGTCCTGCAGCGCACCAGTCATCTGCGCGATCGCGCTGCCGGCGCCGCCGAAGGCGTCGCGAAGGGCGTCGCCGAACTCCCGTGCCTTGCTGGGGTCCAGGTAGGAATTGAGTTCGTCAAGGCCCTGTCCGGCACGCTGCTTTTCGGCACCCTCGATCCGTGCCGCCGCGAGGCCGCGCAGATCTGCCGCCTGCTTCCTGTAGACCTCCGACAACTGTCCGGATAGATCGATGCTCTCGGCGATTTCGGCATTCTGTTCAGCCGTCGCAGCGCGATCCAGCAGCCGGCTACCTTCGACCTTAGCAATCTCGATGGCTGTTTTGCCGATGACAGCGTTGTAGTCCTGCTGCGCGACGATCTGGCCCGTGACCGCATCGCGACCAGCGGTGGCGCGATCGACCACGTTGGCGTAGTTCTCCGCCGCCGTGCGATTCCGCTTCACCTCCAGCTCATTAAGCTGGTTTTCGGTCTGAAACCGGCGGGTGACGATGTTCGCCTCAACGGCTTCGATCTGCCCGCGCAGTGCAGCCTGCTCCTTCAAGCTGTTCGGCTTGCCAGCGGCCAGGCGCAGCTCTTCCTGCAGCCGCGCCTTCTCGCGCGCGAAAGCGCCGACCTCCAGCGCCTCGACGGCCTGGATGTACTGCTCCTCCACGACCAGGCCGGCCGCCTTGTTCGATTCCAGCAGCATGCGCGAGCGCTGCGCCACGGCATCTTCGACGGCAGCACGGCGGCGGACCATTTCGATCTGCGCATCCACGCCGTCGGTCGATTTGCTGGCCGTGCCGGCGGCGCGCTTCTGGATCGCGGCGACCCGGTCGTTGATCTCTTTGTCGGACACGCCGGCCGCCAGGCCCTTGCGGCGGGTCTCGGCGATTTCCTTTTCGAGCTGCTGCTCTTTCGTCAGCAGCTTGTTGCCCTGCTCCTTCCAGTCGATGGAGGCTTTGTCCAGCTCCTGCTTGCCAGTCTCGATGGCGATCAGGCGCTTCGCCGCGTCGGCCTGGCCTTCCAGCTCCTTTTTATACGCCTGGGCATCAGCGATATCGGCGCGGAGTTGCTGCGAGATGCGGTCGTCACCCTTCCCGGCGGCCACACGCTGGGCGAGACCGGACTGCTTGTTCGTCAGGACATTCGATGCGCGCGCCAGCTTGTCGCCGACGGTTTCCTCGCGCCCGATACCCATGATGGTGTCCCAGGTTTCGGACGCGGCGTCCTTGACGGCGCGCCAGCTCCGCTCGATGATACCCAGGCGACCTTCCAGCTTCTTCGAGCGCTCTTCGAACGCGTCGATATATGCCTGCTGGGCAGTCGCTGCCGCTTCCTCGGCGCGACCCTGTTCGGTCAACGCGCGGATCTGGTCATAGGTCGCGGCCGTCAGGTAGCGATACTGGTCGCTCAGCTTCTTGCTGGCCTCCAGCGGCGCTTTGCCGAGTGCGGCCAGGTCTGCGATGGTGTCCTCGACGGACTTCCCGACGGAGCGCTCCATCTCGATGGCGACCCGGCTGAACCGCTCCAGGTTGTCGCCGGCCACCTGGCCAGACTGCGCCATGGCCGTCAACGTCTCAGCGGCTTTGCCCTGCGTGCCCACCACGGCGTCGATGTTGCGCGCCATGTCCGCGATCTGGCCCGACGTCGTGCCGACGGCATTGCCCGTCAGGACGATGGCGCGCTCGTAGCCCGACGCCTCCTTGCTGCCCTGGTAGTAGGCGCCCGCCAGTGCGATGCCGGCGGCGGCGGCCACGGTGAACGGGTTGATCAGGCCGGCGATGTAGCCGCCCAGCGCACGCGCGGCGCTGCCGGCGCCGCCGAACATATCGCGCAGTTGGCCGCCCTGCTGGAGGAAGACCGTCAGCGGCGCCTGACCGCCCTGCAGGGACGTAACGATGTCGGTGAACTGCGCCGGCACGCCGCGAAGCGCGGCGGCTGTCTGCGCGGCCGATACGCCCACCCGGGCAAGCGCCGGATTCGACGCATCAACGGCGGCCGTGGCCACGCGCTGGCGTGCCGCGACGGCGTCCAGCTGGTCCAGATACGGGCGCAGCGCATCGCGGTTCACGCCGCGCTGGCTGGCCAGGGCCTCGAAGTACGCGCGGCTCGAGCGCGAGCCGGCTTCCATCGTGGCGGTAGTGCGCTGGATGTTGCCGATCATGCTGCGGGTGGCCGCGTCGACGCGCGAGGCCGCGCCATTGGCGCCGGTGCCGACGGATTCAATCGCGGCGGAGCCGTTCGAGCCGAATGTCTGGATCGTGCGGCCGGTCCGGGTGACGGCGGACTCGGCGCGCGTCAGGCCGGTCTCGACGCCGGTCGAATCGACCGAAAGTTCAATGCTCGCTGCGCCGACAGTGTTTGCCATGATGCCTCAAAAGGTTGCGGCCGCCCGATGGCGGCCTATTTACTTCTCATCGCGCCAAGCGCGGAATATTCCATGACCTGCAGGTCCGCCTCCATGGCGGCGTAGTCATCCGGGGACAGGTCCATGCGGTCCATCTTGTGGAAGGCCACCAGGTAGTTCAGGCCGGTGGGCCCGCCCATCCCTGTTTGCCACTGGGTTTGCAGGAACTGGAACAGCCGGAACACCGGCACGTTCTCATCCCAGACTTCGATAACCGTCGCCACGTCGTCGAGCGTCAGCCCAAAGGCCGCGAGTTCCTCGGGGCTGGGCGGCTTCTCGTACATGGCCGCCGCGACGGCTTCTAGTTTTTTGCGCGTGCTTCCGCGACGGCCTGGGCGTAGGCAGTGGAAATCGCGTGCAGCGCGCCCGGGAATTCGTCTTCGAACTGCAGCAGCGACTTCTCGTTGAACTCGTCGGCCAGGTCCCAGCCGTCGGCGATCTGCAGCACGTGGTCGACGCGGGCCTTGTCCACGGCGGCATACGATTCCGCGATGGTCAGGCGCTTCGGCGCGACTTCGTCGGTTGCCTGCTCGGCCGCTTCGACAGCGGCTTTCGCGTCGGCCTCGGCCTTCTCGATGTTGGCGTCCACCAGGGCAGCGAACTCGCTGCGCGTGCGGTAGATGAAGCTGACCTTCAGCGGCGCGGTACCGCCTTCCAGCAGGACGATGTCGACCGTTTTCGTGAAATTCTTCGGGTTGTCGCCCAGTTTCAGTTTTTTCATTGTGTGCTTTCGGGATCGAGGAAAAAGACCCGACCGGAGCTACCGGCCGAGTATGAAAAGCCCGCGCATGCGGGCCAAGGAGACACGGATCAGTTCGCGTAACGAACCGGGCGGTTTTGCAGGGCGAAGCCGGCCTTCACCGACATCAGGTTGCCCTTCGTCATGGACGGGGTTTCGTCGAACGCCACCAGGGTGTTGTAGAGGATCACGCCGCCCTGCGGCAGGTTGGCGCGCAGGCCGGTGATGGCGCGGGTCTGCGCGGCCTTGCTCAGCGCGGCGTGGTGCGGCAGCGTCGGGTCATCGGCGATGGTCATGGCCAAGGACTGGGCTGAGGTGGTCGTCGGGATCTGCGAGTCGAAGTCCTGCTCCAGGAAGGAGTACGTCTGGTACTGCGGTTCGCCGCCGGAGCTGGTGTTTTCCAGGACTTGGCTAATCTGCTGCCACGTGTTGATCTTGCGGATCGAGCCGACGCCACTACCGGCCGGGAACAGGTTCGTCAGGGTCGTGTCCAGGCCTTCCAGCGTGACGGTACCGCCGGTGGCCGCCTTCACGCGGAACAGGCGACTGTTGGCACGCGACCAGCCGCTGGAGTACTCCACGATGTCGGTAGCCGTCAAAGTGTTGGTGACGGTCAGGACCGTCTCCAGCGCATTGGTGGCGGCGGTGACGGACAGAGGCGCGGCATAGCCAGTGGCCAGGGAAAAAATGGTGCCGTTGGGCAGGGATACGGACATCTTGTGGTTCCTTTCGGGCGTAAAAAAAGCCGCTCGGGGCGGCTGGGAATGCCCACGAAGGGGCCTGAAACGGTGCGCCCGCACGCGGCGGGCTGGTTGGTTATGGGCTGACGTCGGTCCAGACTGAAAAGTCCTGGATCGTTCCGTAATACTTCGCTTCGGGGTCGTACGTCGTGGCCGGCGCGCCGATCACGAGCGTTTGCAGCGCGGGCACGGCGCGCAGAGCGTTTTCCACCTGGCGCGCGATGCTCTTGGCCTGGGCCCGGGTCGCTGCCCAGACGTTGACCTGCACCCGGGCGTTTGCCTTGCTGGGCGCCGCGCCGTCGACGAAGTTGACAGCCTCGCCGCCGATGTCCTGGTAGGTGATGTAGGGGACGGCGGTGCCTTCCTTGCCGATGTCCGGGTAGACCCGGCCGCCGACCAGACCCTGCAGCGCGCTGAAGAACAGTTCGTCTTGCGTCACGTCGCGCCTCCTATCTGCGCTAGGGCCTGGGAAATTGCGGCCTTGCCGGCTTCGATGGCATCCGGCACGCGCCCGGCGGCCTTGCGCAGGAACGGGTGAGCCACGGCCTTGACCGTGCCGAACTCCACCATGTGGCCGTACGGCGCCTTGCGGTGGTTCCAGCTGACCCGGTAGAGCTTCAGGGCGTCGCCGGACTTCTCGGGCGAGTAGGCCCGGTAGATCGCGTCCCGCAGCGTCCCGGGCTGGAACAGATACCGCACGCCGGTGCGCCGGGAGTTGCGGCCGTAGAACCAGTGCGCCCGCTCGGACACCGGCGCCTGGAGCCGGGCCTCGTCGTAGACGACCTTGGCCATGGCGGCGACGCCCTTCATGGACACTTCGCCCTGCACCTCGGCACCGTACTGGGCCAGGTTCTCGCGCAGGCCAGCCAACTGCGACAAGTCAACGGAGAACGTCATGCCGGCCTCCGTGTGCACATCAGCAGCGTGGTGTCCGTGCCTTCCAGCAGCGCCGACTTGATTTCGTAGACGACGGCGCCGTGTAGCACGCGCATCGCTGCGGTCACTTCGTCGCGCCGCCAAATGCGGATGCGCGTCGTCACCTCGGCCTGCCCCGCGCCGGCGGCCACGAACTCCCGGCCGCTGATGTCGCGGATCTCGGCCCACACCTTCGTGGGCGTCACGTTCGTCCAGGCCTCGATGGGCTGGCCGTCGCTGGCCTGGCCCTCGCCGGACCGCTGGATCAGAATTTTGCTGTTCTTCGCCATGGCTCACCCGTAGACCTTGAGCGGCGCCAGCAGGCCGTCCAGCTGCTCCAGCGTCGGCGCGCGCAGCGGCGGGCAGTACTCCAGCTCCAGGCGGGCCAGGATGTACTGGCGCGCCGGCGCGGGGGTCTTGCTGGCGTCGCTGCCGTGGCCGGCCGTGCACTGCACCTTCACGGCGCGCCGGCGGGACATCGTCGGCGGCCAGACCGTGCCGGGCTTGGGCGCGAAGAACGACCGGTACCGCTCTTCGACGATCTCGTAGGCGGTGCCGGCCAGCGTCTGCTCGATGCCGGCCTGGTCGATGTACGTCACCGACTGGACGGCCAGCACGGGGTGCGGCAGGCGGATGATGGGCTCGGCGCCGGCGCAGGCGACCGGGAAGGCGTCGAGCGTCACCGTCCAGCCCTGCTCCATCAGGCAATGCCCGGTGGCGTGCTCCACTTCGCCGACCAGGCCCTGCAGAGACAGCGTGAGCTGGTTGTCGAGCCCGTCATCCTCGGCCGCGCGGATCTTCTCGCGCGCGTCGTCCAACGAGACGGCCAGCACCGCCGGCGGCGTGGTGCATACGGCCGTCATGTCAGCGGCCCTGCGATTCGGCGTAGGCCACGGCCGCCGGGTCGGTGTCGATCACGTCGCCCAGCGTCTTGACCTTGTCGGCCTCGACTTCGACGACGTCGTTCGGGGCGCCCAGTGCGCATTGCACCAGCACGCGGGCGCGCACGGTACGCGGCGCGGCCGGGGCGTCGGCGTCCGGATGCTCCACCGGGGCCGGCGCCAGGTCGGCGGGGTCGGCCGCGACAGCTGCGGCCTCTTCGGTTTTTGCTGCTTTTGCCATATCAGGTATTCCTTGTGATGGCGGCCGGGGTGAGCCGGCCGCCGGTTACGATCAGGCCGCGGAGTGCTGGTACGTCTTGATGGCGTTCAGGTCCAGCAGATTGCCGCCGGCGCGCGCCCAG